TACCTCATGACAGATTAGCATTTGACGGTGATTTTGAAGTAGTAGAGATTATAAGAAAAGAGGACGGCTAATGGCAGTTACTATACCAGAAGTTGATGCTGGAAATATAAAACATTGTATGTTAATTGACTTAACTATCGATGCAACCACATACTATATCAGCAATGCCTACAAAACATTAACACATAATTCTAATAATTATACAGAATTAGGTTCTCTTTTGGCTGTAGAACAATTAAGAGAAGATATAAAGACCACTAATGGTGACGTAAACATTACACTGAGTGGTATACCCAGTAATCAAGACTATGTGCAACTAGTGTTAGCAAGTAACGTAAAAGGTGGTAATGTTGTTATAAGCAGAGCATTCCTTAATGATGATTTAACTGTAAGTAATGTATACCAGAGATACAAAGGAGTTATAACTAACTTTAGTATCAGTGAAGATGAGAATTTAATTGATGGCGAACTAACCAATTCAGTAAGTGTTAGTTGTGCCAGTATTGTTACAGTACTAGAAAACAAAGTATCTGGCCAACGTACAAATCCCACAGACAGAGAAAAGTTCTTTGCAGGAGATAATACTTTTGACAGAGTACCTGACTTAAACAACGTACAATTCGACTTCGGTAGAGAATACACTGGAGGCACTGGCTACGGCGGCGGTGGTGGCGGTGGTGGCGGAGGCGGTGGCGGAGGCCGTAACCGTTACAGGAGCATACAAAGATAATGAAAGTAAGAAACGCAAAATTACAAGACTATGATGATATAAAAAGGTTAATGATAGACTTCGCTAACTTTAATCCAGTTGAAGATTTACAAAATCCACAATATGATTATAATCATGTCAATCGTGTTATAGATCATATACTTAAAACAGGTATTGCTTTAGTATGTGAAGAGCATGGCAGAGTAGTAGGCATGTTGTTAGCAACCATACAGGGAGATTTATGGTTACCACATGTAAAACGCATGACAGAAGTAGCATGGTGGGTAGAAGAATCATTTAGAGGTACAAGTGCTGGCGCAAGATTACTAAACAGGTATATAGCAATAGGTATAGAAGCAAAAGATAAAGGACACATAAGTTCATTTACATTAACAACACTATCAACAACTCCTGATCTTAAATTACAGGAAAGAGGTTGGGAAGCAATAGATTATAATTGGTGTTATAGAGGTTAAACATGGCAGTATTTACAGCAATAGCGACAGCAATAGTAGGTGCAATAGGTATAACAGGTTTTGCCGCAACGTTGGCCACAAGTATTATAGCAGGTGGACTAGCATTAGGAACAGCCAAAGTATTAGGCGTATTTAAGCCACCAGCAATGGGCAATGCAAAAGACCCAGGTGTAAAAATACAATTACCACCAGCAACAGATAATAAATTGCCTGTTATGTATGGCAGGAACTTTACAGGTGCCATTATTACAGATGCTGGTATATCTAATCAAAATGACACAATGACTTATGTGTTAGTACTCAGCGAAAAAACAGATTCAGGCACATATACTATAAACGACATATACAGAGATGATACTAAATTAGTATTTGGCTCAGGTGTAAGTGGACACATAGTACAAAGTGTTATAGACAGTAACAGTACAAGTACTACAAATGTATCAGGTAAGTTAAGATGTAGAGTATATGCCGGTGGTACAGGCAGTAGTAATCAGATATTCCCTACAACAAACAAAGTAGCCGCTACAACATTATTAAGCACAATTAATGGCAGTACTAACTATTCAGGTTTAGTATATGCTGTATTTGAAATAGATTACGATCAGGAAAACAATTTAATGGGATTGGGTGCTATAACATTTGATATCACAAACAGCCTAAGTGAGCCTAGTAATGTATTATTAGATTTTGCTCAGAATGGCAGATATGGCGCCGGTATAAGCAGTGATGATTTAGATACTTCATCCTTTAATGACTTGTATGACTATTCCACAGCACAGGTGGCCTTTACTACTAGTGCTGGTATAGGTGCAACACATAACAGGTGGAGTATAGATGGTATGTTTGGTACATATGGTAATGTTAAAGATACTATAGATACTATGTGCCAGGCATGTAGCACATTCTTTACATACAATCCTAAAGTTGGTAAATTCAGTGTAGTTCCTAACAGAGCCGCTACAACATCTGAAAAAACAGCCGCATTTCAATTTAATGACAATAATATAACAGGTGCAATAACTATAAGTTCACCTGAGCTGTATAGTACAATTAATGAAATAGAAGCAGAGTTCCCATTAGTTGCTAAAAAAGACCAAACAGATGTTGTGTTTATATCTACACCTGGTAGTGACAGAAATGCAAATGAACCAGATAACAAGTTAAGCACAAGATATCCAGTAGTAAATGACTTCCCCAGAGTACATAATTTAGCAAATATTGACTTAAGACAAAGCAGAGTTAGTACAGTTATAGAATTTGATGCAGATTATAGTGCAATACAGGTAGACACAGGCGATGTAGTTAAAGTAACAAGCAGTCTGTATGGTTATACTAACAAATTGTTTAGAGTTATGCGTGTAACAGAAAAAGAAAGCACAGAAGGCATGCTAAGTGTTAACATAGTAGGACTAGAGTATGCTGATACAGTATATGATCATGCAAATGTCACAAGCGGTAGTGCTGTAAATGTAAGTGGATTTACACCATGGTGGATTAACTATGGTAACGCCAATGTAGATATTGGTAATGTTATTATTATCGATGATATCAGTAGTAATATAGCAGATATAAGAGATTATGGTAATGGTGCTATAATAGGAAATATAGATATAGCCAACATAGCAAATATATCTCACACAGGAATAACAGTTCCTAGTATAAAGTTCCCTATAACAGTACCAGATTTACCTGGCTTGGATGAATTTGAAGTAGCAATTAAAAATCAGACGGCTGAAGATGCTGGTGATACTGTAGATTTTACACCAGTACAAACAGTAAAACCACCTTTAGACATAGGTGTATTTAATCCTGGTAGTATTGTGGATATCACAGTACCTATAAAAGACTTAGGTAGTGGTACAACAGATACAGCAGATGAGCCAGAAATACAAGATTATGTGTTAAAAGTAAAAGGTAGTAGCAGTCTTACAGGAACTAGTACACAGGAGCCGGTAAGTGCACCTATACCTGTTTTGCCTAAAAATTTCGTTAATCAAACAATAACGGCACCATTTGCACCAGGTACTCAGATAGAAGACAGACCTGCAAATAATGTCACAGTAGCAAATGCACAGGTTACAGCAAATACAGATCTAGGATCACCAGATGCACAGATAACACCTGTAACAAATTATGATATCAGTAAAGTAGAGCAAGGAGATTACAGTATTGTAGCAAGTACAACACCTCTAGGTGCTATAACGCCGGCTAATCCTACATATGATGTTGCATTCAGTGTAATAGGAGACATTACATATGAAGGATTAGATTTCACTATACCCACAGCACCAGTAGTAGTAGATACTGTATCAAATGAATTTGGTATAGTAGATGGTTCAGGTGTATTCATTATAGCACAAGAGAATTTTATGACAATGACTTCTACAAATAAAATAAGTATATCTAATGCAGATGCTCAAACAAATGCAGGTGCTAATGCTAATTTAACTTATGTACCTGCTCAAGCAAATATCAGTCTGTCAGGTAATTCCAGCATGGATATAGCACCAACTGTACCTAGATCTTTTGTCAATAACAAATATGATATCTTAAGAATTACAAAAGGAGATTCCTTCTAATGAAAAGTTATATATTTTATAAAACAAGTGATGGCACTATTACTATGCAAAAACAGTATAATAATGTATCTAGTGCTGACAAAACAGTATCTCTAAATCCAGGTTTAGCATATATTGAGGGCAGAGTAAAAGATATAAATGCTTATAAAGTAGATTTAAGTGATTTAAGTATAGTGGCTAGTACGGCTAATCAATATAATCCTCCTGTAGAAGCAACATTAAGACAAAAAAGAAATTCTTTATTAAAAGCATGTGACTGGACACAAAATGCAGATAGCCCACTATCAGACAGTAAAAAAACAGAATGGCAGACATACAGACAAGCATTAAGAGACTTACCAGATACTAACTCAGCATCTGCATATAAACAAATTGTATGGCCAACTCCTCCTGCGTAAAAATTGCAGAAAAGGATAAATAGTAATACAAAATAAGGCACATGCGAATACGCATATAGCAAGTTCCATTAGGAGGCGAACATCTATGAAATACCACGATAAATCAACAACTTATAACTTCTGGAGAATATCATGAGCGGCCGGCTTCTATCCTTCAGTCAGTATCTGGGCGGCGCATCGTCAGTCAAGGTCGTAGAAATGTTCCCCGGTGATCAAAGAGCTTATACTTACAACTTTAACAATGCTGATGTTTCAGGTTATACATTCTCTGCAGATTATCAATCTATTTTATTATCAGACGTCACTTATAATACAGCATCAGGCGAACCTACGTTTCAAAATACAAACGTAAGTGGATATTTTACAAATACGGCTAATGTAAACGCAAGTACCTATATAAATAGCACTGGAGCCGCATCAGGCTTAGTAACACTAACTATACCGGCAAACAGGTATACAGGAAATGTATTACCAAATGCTAGAGCAAATGTTGTGTGTACTGTTTTATCCTTTCAGTGGGAGTCTACAGATACACCACCGCAAAAGGAAAGGCACAGATTTGCTATTTTAGAACGATTTGACCCCACAGTAGGCAAAGTACCAGCCGATCCAGCACTAGAAAGCAATTTTGTAGCATTAACATAAGGAGACTGATATGGCTAATATAACAGTTGCCGTAACAGAGTCCAATGTTACAGTCGCAGAAACACCCTTACAGGTAAATGTAAATTCTACTGATAATACAATAACAGTAACTGAATCTAGTGCTACAGTAAATGTATCTAGTACTGTATCTAACATTTCAGTAGGTAATACAACATTTAACACGTTAAATGTTAATTCTAATTTATCTATAGCCAATTTAACAGTAAGAGACAATGTAGACATTGGAGCCAATCTAGATGTAACCGGTAATATTATCACAGGTATTATTTCTGCAGATCCAGGTGTAATTGCTAGAGCAAATACTACGCCAGGCATTGAAATACAAAATGTTTTTGATACTACAGCGGCATTTAGATTAAGGGATGGAGACTGGACACCAGGAATTTTTGGTAGTTCTGCAAATAACACTTATACATACGAAATACAAGGTCC